GGGCGTTGGTGGTCGGGGTTGGGGTTACGACAAGGTCAGGCATCTCGACGTTGCGAGTGTCGACTACGGGTGCATCGACTACGGGTGCATCGACTACGGGTGCAGCGACTACGGTTGTGCTGGTAACGACCGACCGCTTGGCTTGCAGTGCTGCGATGAACGCTTCAAGAGAGGCAGCAGTTGGGTTGGCTTTGACAAAGCGATCAGCAGCGGTAATAGCATTAAACTCTTTCGCGTCATTTTCTGGCTTGAACGCAGCAGCCCACTTGGGGCCTCGCATAGATACTTTGTCGTCAACAAGATCATGCATAGCGTCGACGGCACCGCTGTCGATAGTAGCATCTTTGATCCGCAGACCGACAATCTCTTTGCCTTTAAGCGTAGGCTTAGCGCCAACAAAGATAGCGGCGAAGGTAACTCTAACGATTGATGCGGACTTGGCATCGCCGCGCTTAAGTGCACGCTGGATCATGCGAACGATCACGGTAGTGTCGCGTTCTGCGATCACGTGATCCATGCCAGTGGCAAACGCCACGGCCATTTTACGCCCGTCACCAACACCGGATGCGAAATCGTCTACACACTTGTTGATGTTGAACTCGGGCTTTTGTACTGGATCGGTCATAATGTCATTCCTTTGGTTGGTTGAAGGGGTTGGGGGCTTTATTACAAAATAGCTTTATTACAGGGCTTTATTACAAAACTAATGCCGCAACCCATTGGAATTGCAGCATTATTACATTATTACACGTTTTCAGAGTAAAGGTAGAGTAAAGGAGATAGCCCCTCGCAGCAGTGTAATGTGTGAGAGATTGTTTTACTTTTACTATCTATTTAAACTGTGTAATAATGTAATAATGTAATAAAGGTATAGATAACCCATTGAAATCGTTACATTCACTTTATTACAAACGCTTTATTACAAAACTATTCTGTTATATTGCGTAATGAACGCACAAATGCGCCCACAACGGGCCAATATGTTGGCCACACATCATGGACGCACTAAATGTTCATTACTTGCTTGTGTTCGTCACTTGGACTTCAAGCGCCCTGCACTCCGCGCCTTCCCAACAGGTGACCACCCGTCAAGTCAGCGCGCCATACCATGCGGAGACGTATAATCGCCCGTCTCGTTATCCGTTTAAACATAGTTTAACTTTGCCTATGTAGCATGCAGCATTGCGCTTGCTTCAACCCTACTATTTCAGTCAGGTTCACTCTTTGGCCGTCCGGTCATGCAAGTTCGAATGGTATCCTAGCTGCGAGTGTAACACCCCGCCCATCGCTTTGTCTGCAACAGTGTACCCTATCCGCGCAATCACTTCGCACCTCAAGTTCGCGTCATGTACCGATTGCGTGACATAACCCTTGCAGGTTCACAATCCGCGACAGTTCGCGTGCCATCGTTTTAGCGGTCGTCGCGCTTCACAGCGGAACTAACACCACAGTTTCCCCTTAGACGAACACGTCTTACTCTGCCAACAGCGGCGCAAAGTAGGGTGATCTATCCCATGCGCTGAGAAACCCAGCGGGACGTTGATCTTATTTAATAACGCGGCGTCCGCTTCGTTCATCGGCTTGCCTTACATCTATGGTCTGGCGTAAACAGACCCCCAGTGACCGATGGGGTGGCCCCCCCGCCCCCAGCCCTTATGTGTTCCATTCATCACAACCCTATTTTTTAGCAATGCAACCTAAAGTGTAGTGGTCTACTTTCTGGTGCGCCGCACAGATTGACCGAAAGGTGTTGACGTGTTAACAGACGTTATGAGCAACCACGTGCAAAAAATTGCCCCGCAATTAGACACCTCACAACCGCTGTTGTCAGATGATGACCTCAGAGAACTAGAAACTGACCCCGCCAAAATGGAAACCTTCACGCGTCTCCTGGGCGCAGTGAACTTGGACAATTTGTTCCGGTACATGCAGAACCCCGACATAAATCCCGCGTCGCGAATAGAATTTCAAAAAATGCTCAATAAAATGGGCCGTTTAGAGCCCGACCCCAAAGCCAGCACCGCGGGAACAGGCCCTCAAGTCGTAATAAACATCACCAGAGCGATCGACGCCGCCATGGATACCATCGAACATGCTCCACGAGATTAACTTTGAGGTAATTGAGAGCCTAGATGACTTCTTTTACAGTAAAAAGTTCGTCTCGTTAGCTGTCGGACCGGTCGGGTCTACCAAAACCACTGCTGGAATTATGAAAATTCTGCACCACGCCGCAATAATGGCCCCTTGCAAAGACGGTATCCGTCGATCTAGGGCAATTTGGGTGCGAAATACGCGAGAACAGCTGCGGGATACGTCCATTCCTGACTTCCTCAAGTGGATTCCAGACGGTGTTATGGGCCATTTCCTCAAAACTGAGTACAAATTCGTCATAAAAGTAGGCGATATTGAGTGCGAAGTGCTGTTTCGGGGCCTCGATGACGCCAATGACGTGCGTAGATTGCTCTCGTTACAGGCCAGTTTCTTCATTTTTGACGAATTTAGAGAGATTCACCCTGATATTTACAACACCGCGCAGGGTCGTGTGGGCCGTTACCCCGACAAAATGATGAACGGCGTGGGGTGTCAAACGGACGACGGGGGCATGAATATGCACGTTTGGGGCATGACAAACCCCCCAGATATGGACACTTTCTGGGAAACGCTGCTCACTGAGCCGCCAGAAAACGTACACGTTACGATCCAGCCGTCGGGCCTTGCTCCCGAGGCAGATTGGACGAAGTTCCTGCCAGATGACTATTACGACAACCTAGCGCACGGCAAAACTGAGGATTGGACGGACGTTTATATCCACGCAAAGTTTGGCAAGAGTTTATCTGGGCAACCTGTGTTTAGATCATTTGATCGGACAGCACATTCCTCAAGGGAAGAAATAACCCCGATGTACTCCGACGATCCGATTATTATTGGGGTGGACGCGGGGCTGACTCCAGCAGCGGTTATAGGCCAAGTTGCCTACGACGGGCGTCTAATTGTCTACGATGCGCTAATATCAGACGGTATGGGGGCCCTACGCTTCGTGAGAGAGCGTCTGAAGCCGTTACTGGCCAATAGATTCCCTGGGCGACGTACATTAGTAATCATCGACCCAGCGGCCTTTCAACGCGCTCAGACGGATGAGCGGACTGTAGCAGATATTTACAAAGCTGAAGGGTTTACCGTCCGACCAGCGCGTACCAACTCAGTTGCTGCTCGTCTGGCAGCGGTCGAGAAGTACCTGACCCGTGTTGTCGACGGCCAATATTCTTTTTTGGTAGACTCCGTAAACGCCACGTCTCTGGTGCAGGCGTTAGCAGGAAAATACCGGTATAAGATCAACACCAAAGGTGCGCGGGACGAAAAACCCGAAAAATCTCACCCTTGGAGCGACGTGGCCGACGCGTTTCAGTATCTGTGCCTACATGCAGATGGTGGTGAAGTGTTCGGCGCACTTGCGCAGTCTCGGCAGCGAAAGGAGGTGGTCAAAGTAGCCGCTGGGGGATGGACCTGATATGTTGACATGTAAACACATAAGTGGTAGCAGGCTTGCGACGTCACAGGTGAGAAACTAATATGGCGCTTAGCTCAGCACTAATTCCTATGGCACGCGCTTCCGATTTAGAAGCCAAAGCAAACCGTGCTAATGCCAAAAATCAAATGACTCCTATGGTGACCGGACTAGCGGCTCACACGCGAAAGCGGTGGGATGTTATGCGCGACCATTACCGCAACAATTTAGAAGATCGACTTGCGTCGTGCGTTCGTGCGCGCAACATGGAGTACGAACCCGAAAAGCTCGCCGAGATTAAAGAACAAGGCGGCTCTGAAATCTTTATGGGCGTTGTCAGCACCAAGTGCCGTACGGCGACTGCGTGGCTGCGCGACACGTTACTAGGCACCGGCAACGATAAACCGTGGTCTATATCTGCTACGCCGATACCCGAAGTTCCCCCAGATGTTACAGCGGCCATGCAGGCTATGATGCAGCAGAACTTAATGCAGCACTACGCTGATGGTGGCGAGCAGCCCACCGAGGCAGATCTTAAGCAGCTTGCGGCTGGCATGAAAGACACCGCTATGCGGAGCATGAAACACGAGGCTGAAAAGCGCGTGGACCGCATGGAAATGAAGATGGAAGACCAGCTAGCTGAGGGCGGGTACACCAAAGCGTTGTTTGAGTTTACTAACGACGTAGCTACGTTCCCATATGCCATATTAAAAGGGCCTATACCGCGTAAACGTAAAACAATGAAATATATGGACGGCGGCTTGGGGATTGTTGAAGTTGTCCGCGATGAGTGGGAGCGCGTTGACCCGTTTAAGTTTTACTACGCACCATGGGGCGAAGACATACAGTCGATGCCGATTATCGAACTTCATCACCTGACTCGCGAAGACGTTGAAGACATGATTGGCGTTGAAGGTTACAATGAAAGTGCTGTCCGTTCACTGCTGTCAGACTTTGGTGCTGGCGGTGACGGTTGGCTAGATCACAACACCAGCGAAATTGAGGACGCGACGGGTCAAGACTTTGATGACGCGCACGCTGACGTAATTCCAGCACTTCAGTTGTGGGACTCAATCCCTGGCAAAATGCTGCTAGAGTGGGGGCTAAAGGCCTCTGAGATTGAAGACCCACAAAAGAGCTACCCCTGCGAAATATGGATGGTTAACGACATAGTTATACGTGCGGTGCTTAACTACGATCCGCTCGGTCGAAAGCCATATTACATGACGTCGTTCGAGAAAGTCCCAGGTCGGATTGACGGCAACGGAGTCGCCGACCTGTGTATGGACGCCCAGAACATGTGTAACGCGTCTGCCCGCGCGCTTGCTAACAACATGGGTATCTCTTCAGGACCTCAGGTCGGCGTCAACGTAAGTAGACTGCCAGCCGGTGAAGACATCACGCAGATGTACCCGTGGAAAATTTGGCAGTTCCAGCAGTCTGAATACGGTGACGCAAGCCCACCTATGACCTTTTTCCAGCCAAATTCTAACGCTCAAGAGCTTATGACGGTGTACGATCGCTTTTCTAACATCGCCGACGAGGTCTCAGGCATACCAAAGTACATGACTGGGCAGCATGTTCCAGGGGCAGGACGTACGTCTTCTGGCCTTTCCATGCTTATGTCCAATGCGGGTAAGAGCATAAAACAAGTTATTAGCAATATTGACCATGACGTTCTTCGCCCAATGATAGAACGTCAGTATCAAAGGAATCTAAGATATTCTGAAGACCCTGACCTTATTGGAGACGTCCAAATTGTGGCAAGAGGTGCAATGTCGCTTGTTGTCAAAGAAGCAGAAACTGTCCGTAAGAATGAGTTTCTCCGCCTTGTGCTGGAGAGTCCGGTGGCACAGCAGATTGTTGGCTTGCCAGGTACGGCTGAACTACTCAGGGATATGGCCGGTAATCTCAATACCAACGTCGATCGTCTTGTCCCTAGCAGAGAAGATATTGAGAAGCAGCAGGCTGTAGCTCAGCAACAGCAGCAAGAAATGCAGCAGCAGCAGCAGATGCAAGAAGCGGCTCAGCTACAAGAAGACGGCACTCCGAAGGGTGGGCGTCAAGACAACACAATGAGCCCAAGACCTAATGGACAGTAGCTCATCTGTTGACACGTTAACATGTATGGGGTAACCAAACTGCATGATTGATCTGAATCTTTGTGACCGGCAGCAAGTAAGAGCGCTGCTATCGATCAAAGAAACAGGCAACACGGCTCTGCAAAAGTTTCTTACTGACCAAGCAGAGGACGCGAAGGCAAAACTCGTAAGCGCAAACTGTGTGGTGACACTCCACCGATTGCAGGGCAGAGCCGCCGCGTTTCACGATCTACTGAGGGCGATTGATGAATCGGCCAAGGTAGCAACCCGCTCGTAAGAGCATACGAAGCATACCAAGTACGGGATCAGCATACCCAAGGGCGCTGTGACACGGAGTTGACGCTTTAAGGAGACAATATGGCACTACCAAAACAGGTGCAGGCCGAGCTTGCGGAAGTCGAAGAACTTGAAAGAGCGTTAGAAGCCCAGAGAAACCCACAAGCGGCGGAAATGGATACTTCTCCTGAAGTAGAGAACGAGACCGAAGCAGCACCAACACTTGTAGAAGTAGGTCCAGCTGACACGCCACCGACGGACAAAGACGATGAGACGTTTAAGCAGAAGTACGCAACCCTACTGGGTAAGTACGACGCCGAAGTTCCTAGATTGCACCAACAGTTACGCGGCGTAAACGAAGAACTTGAGCAAATCCGCCAGGATATAGCTGCTAAATCAGTCGAACCGACAAAGCCGAAGGAGAAAGTCAGTTTAGTAACC